CGGTGTTTGCGGAGGCTTCTTCTTATATGGGTTCTGCTGCTGTCAGTCGCGGAGTCGTCTCTATTGACGGTGCGGCTGGAGATGTTCACCGCATATTCCGCCAAAGTGACTTACAGCCAGTTGTTCAAACACTTGTGTCAAATACCTCTCAAGCAGCATTTGGTTTTGGTGCAACTTGGAGCACTGCTGCATTAAGGCGAATATCCTATGCCTATGCAGTTAATAATTTTGCCGGAAGCGTAGACGGAGGTGCGATTCAAACAGATACCACTGGGGCTTTGCCTGCAACTTCAACATTAAACATTGGCAGTTTGTCTGGAGCAAATCAGTTTGGAGGCACCATCAAACGCCTCACCTACTGGCCCGTCAGATTGTCTAACACTTCCTTGCAACAGATCACCCAACCATGACGTACTTCCTACGCTTCCCCGACGAATCCGCCTGGACCCAAACTGCTACTAAAGCTGGGTTTCTGATTGACGACACGTTGACTGCCTACACCCACGGTCACGCGATTGACGTGGTTGGCACCATCACCCGTGGCGGTGAGTACGACCCAGAGACCGGCGACGTGATTGTTGCGCCAACCGTGCTCAATGGCTTCCACGTTAACTTTGCTGGCACTCTGCCTGATGGGTGGGATGAGTTTGTGGTGAGCCCTGCTGATCCATATCGGGTATTTGCGTAATGATCACCGAAGACCTCTCAGTATTCCTTACCGACTTTGGGGTGAGCTGCACGTCAGGGGCAACAACGGCATTGGGCATTCTTGACATGCCGGGCCAAATTTTGGCAGATTCAATGGTGATCTCAACGGATTACCAACTCACCTGTAAGGCTTCTGATTTTGGAAACCTAAAATACAACGACAGCGTTAGCGTTGATGGTGTGGCCTACACCGTTCGAGAGACACGGTTGCTAGACGATGGCCGCTTTTGTGAAGTGTCGCTGATGAAGACATGACCACCAAACGCGAGCAAATCTTGAGCGCTATTGCCACAGCCCTAGCCGGGACCACAGGAGTGAGTACGCGGATCTATCGCAGCAGGGTGGAAGCCTTTGCCAGGTCTGAATGCCCTGCCCTAGTGGTTGAACCGATTAGCGATGATGCAACGATTGAAACCAGCCTGCCCACGTTGAGCTGGCGCCTAGGGGTGCGGGTTGCGGTGATTGTGCGGGGCAACATCCCTGACCAAGTAGCCGATCCAATTGTTCAAAGCCTGCACAGCAAGATCTCAGCTGACCTGACATTGGGAGGAATTGCAATGGACGTTCAACCCATTAGCGTGAGTTTTGATCTGGTAGAAAGTGATCAACCCACAGGGGTTGTGATGTGCGATTACCGCGTTCTCTACCGCACCACCGTTTCCAATTTGTCGGCTTAAAACCATGACTATCCTTGTAGATGAATACTGGGGCCAGGGTGGTTCTTACCTGCTTGACCCTAAAACCGGCAAGCGAAAGCTCATTGAGCGGACAGAGCCGGCCCAACCCTCCGAACCCCCAACTGAGGAATTGAGCAATGGCCTTGCTGGCGCGTAAAACTTACATTCTGGCCAAGGCCGAAGCGACCTACGGCACCAATTCCAGCCCTGCAAATACCGATGCGGTGTTGGTCAAATCTCTGGAATTGACACCTCTTGCTGGCGATGTGGTCAGCAGGGATTTGATCCGTAGCTACCTTGGCAACTCAGAATCGCTGATCGCCACCACATACGTTGAACTCAAGTTCGATGTGGAGCTAGCCGGAAGCGGAACGGCGGGCACGGCCCCTAGGTATTCCAATTTGCTTTTGGCTTGCGGAACGGCGCTAACGACGGTGGCCAGTACCAGCAACACATATGCCCCTGTCAGTTCTTCCTTCGGTTCTTCCACCATCGTCTATAACAGCGATGGCTTGAATCATGTCCTGACCGGGTGCCGAGGATCTTTTAGCATCAGCGCTGAGGTTGGCCAAATTCCGACCATCAGTTTTTCCATGGTTGGCGTGTACAACAGCCCAACAGACGTGTCGCCGGTTTCTGCTAGCTACACCAGTCAGGCCACCCCGCTTGTCTTCCGTCAGGGCAACACTTCTGCCTTCTCGATCTTCTCTTATAGCGGTCTGCTGCAATCATTTGACTTTGACCTGGCCAACGCCACTGTCTACCGCCAACTGGTGGGCAGCAGCACTGGTGAAGTGTTGATCACTGATCGCAAGCCCGCTGGCAGCGTGATGATTGAAGCACCAACCATTGCCACCAAAGATTTCTTTGCTATTGCATTGGCTTCTGCAACTGGTGGTTTGACCTTCACCCACGGCACTGCTGCTGGCAACCGGGTTGTGTTCAACTCCCCTCAAACTGACATCACAACACCCGCCTACGGCGAGCAGGATGGCGTCCGCATGTTGAGCCTGCCCTATGTGGCAGTGCCTACAACTGCTGGCAACGATGAGTTCAGCCTGGCGTTTACCTGATACCATACGCCTACCTAGGCGCAACACATGGCGTTTGTCTTAAAGCAGTCCGCAACCTATAGCTGGCCCGTCTCCTTTGATGTGCCAGCCGACGGCGGTCGTTTCGTCAAGCAGTCTTTTGACGCTGAATTCACCCGCCCTACCCAGAGCAGGATTGTTGAAATTCAGGAGGCTGTATACAAACGCCTTCGCGCTATCCAGAACGATCAAGACACTGATGGCATGATCACCGACCAGGAGATTGCCGATGAGGTTCTAGTTGGTTGGGCTGGTGTTGATGATGGCGATGGGGCAGAGGTTACCTTTTCTGAAAAAGCAAAGCGGCAAGTGCTTGATGTCCCAGCGGTGTCGGCATCAATTGTTGAAGCGTTCTTTGAATCGCTCAAAGGGGCACGACGAAAAAACTGATATGCGCTGCTGAGCATTGGCTTGGTGGCGACCAGGGGGATAAAGACCTGGAGAAAGCGGCGCAGGCATTCAACATCATTGACGATGATGTCGCCAAATCTCCCGACTGTGAGGTATGGGAAGAAAACTGGGAGGCGGTGGAAATGTTCCTACGTCTACAAACCCAATGGCGCGTTGGGATGAATGGGTTGCTGGGGTTGGATTATGTAGCTGCTGAGTGGCTCTTTAGACTGTTTGTAGTGAAGAAGCCGGCTTCTCTCTTGGAGGATCTTCAGGTGATGGAAGCAGCGGTCTTGACAGCAATCTCTAAGCGGGAGGCGTAACCATGGCAATGAACATGGACGCAATCCTGAACGTTAAAGCACGGGTTGACGGTGCCAACAGCATTATCGAATTGAACCGTGGTCTAAAGACCATGGAAGGTACGGCCAAGGGGTTGACCGGCGCCATGCGGGGATTGACTGGCGCGTCTGCTGGGTTGTCTGGCGCATTGGGTGCATTGACCCCGCTGTTGAGTGTGGCGGGCTTGGTGGGCCTGGCCAAGGGTGCGCTTGATGCTGGCGACAAGATGCATCAGTTGTCTCTGTCCACAGGCGTAAGCGTTGAGGCGTTGGCACGGTTTGGAAAGGCAGCAGCAACTAGGGAAACAGACATCAACGCGGTAGCTAGATCCCTTGGCTTTCTCAGCAAGAAAATGCTTGAGGCGGCAACAGGTAGCAAGGAGGCGGCGGCCCCATTCAGGGCTCTTGGCATCAGTGTCACTGACTCAAATGGCAAGCTGAAGAAGGCTGACACAGTTTTGCTGCAAATTGCTGACAGGTTCAAGGCAATGGGCAATGACCCGGCACGACCTGGGTTGGCAATGAAGCTGCTGGGGAAATCAGGTCAAGAAATGATCCCCATGCTCAATATGGGCGGCGTAGCTATTGACGCATTGTCTACAAAAATGACAACTGCATTTGCTGAGAGAGCAGACAGGTATAACGACAAGTTGACAATACTGGGCAGCAAGGTCGCAGCACTAGGTAAGGATTTGCTGGTTGCCTTACTGCCTGCGCTTGAATCGGTTACTGCTGCAGTGACTGCTGGGGTCAGCGCTTTCAACTCATTGCCAGGTGCCGTCAAGGGATTGGCAGTTGGTGGTGCAATGCTAGCCATCACATGGGCACCGATCAGTAGCCTCATCAATGGTGCAAGTGTTGCCTTCCTCGCTGGGGTTGCTGCTATCCAAGCATTACGAGTTCAGATCTCACTTGCTGCAATGCAAGGAATCCCAGCACTTAATGCGGCGATCTTGTCAATTCCTGGCTGGGGCTGGGCGTTAGCTGGTGTTGCGGCAATCTCGGCTTTGGGCGCTGCTCTCTATCTCAATAACCAAGATTTCAAAAACTGGGCTGACAATGTTGTAAATATCGTTGCGACCGATTTCTTGGGTGCGATGAGTGATATTGCGAAAGGGGCCCAAGATGCTTTTAAGGCAGCGGCTGATGCTGGTGATTGGTTTGGTGACAGGGCAAAGGAAGTAGCCAACTCAATACCCCAAGGCTTTGCTGATGGCTTTGCAAGCATGGTGCAGTCTGGGGCCAAAGCTTTTGCGCAACTGCAAGCCCAAGTGATGGGTTGGTGGAGAAGTCTTCCTGCTCCAGTGCGTGGCTTCTTAAATCGTGCAGGTGGTGCCTTGAAAGATTCCATGATGCTTGTCCCTGGTGTTTACACAGCATCGGTTTATATGGGTGCGCTAGGCAAAGGCCCTGTCCCTAAAAATAAAAAAAGTGAAAATGCGAATGGGAATGCAAACGGTGGGAGTGGGTACTCTCCCGATCTTGAAGCTTTGAATACTGGGGGTGCAAGCAAGAAGTCCAAAGCAGCAAGCGACAAGACCGAAGTTGAGCGCAAAAAGCTAGAAGTAGACGCGGCGCGCATTGCCCTGCAGGCTCAGTACGTCAAAGACGAAAGGCAAATCAATGACCTCAAGCGCATTGGCAATTCCTTCCAAGCCAACGGCAATACCCTGAAAGCCTTTGAGGTGCAGAAAAGTGAAGCAATTCTTGAGGCAAAGCTGGCTGAGAAAAAGCTAACCGATGAGACTGTGATCAAGCTAAAAGAAAGCGGCAACGATAAAGACAAGGCAAACCGCAAGCAACGAGATACAAATATCCTGGGTGAGGCCGCTGTCAAGATGGCAGCAGAGGAAGAAAAGCTACGCTCCAAGCTGTTGGACATTGATCAACAGGTCACTGAAGAGCGCAAAAAGCAGGCAAGAGATCAGCAGAAAACCCTAGGCGATATTCGCAACCGGACCAAGTACGCCATAATTGGCGCAACCCAAGGCAGCGAGGCGGAATCACGGCAGCGGGAAATGGACGACATCCAACGCCGGATTGATGATGCAAAAGCAAATGGCAATACCGATGAGGCAAACCGCCTTCAAAAGCAACTTGATGCCTTGATTGCTCAGTTCAAGCAAATGGATGCGCTGGCCAACAATGCTGCGTTTGGTTTTTCCAAGGGCATTCGCGGTTACCTGGAAGGAATTGGGTCACTTGCTGACAGCATTGCTGGCGTTACCAAAAACGTACTCCAGGGCCTAGAAGATAAGTTATTTGAGTTTGTGACTACTGGCAAAATCAGCTTCCGTGAATTTGCAAATGACATCATCAAGCAGCTCATCCGCATTGCTATTCAGCAGGCAATTTTGAAGCCTTTGCTGTCAGGCGTTGGCAACTTGTTTGGCTTTGCTGGTGGTGGAGGGGGCGCAGGTATTGCTGGTGGTCAATCAATTCAATATGCCGCAAATGGAATGATTGCTGCCAATGGGATCAAGCCCTTTGCAATGGGTGGCATTGTCAATAGCCCCACGCTGTTCAAGTTTGCCAACGGCGGTGCAATGCAAAACGGAATAATGGGCGAGGCCGGGCCCGAAGGAATTCTCCCTCTACGGCGTGGCGCTGATGGCAAGCTTGGCGTGATTGCCAGTGGTGGCGGTTCAACCACGATTAACGTGAGTGTGGATGCAAAGGGCAGCAGCGTGGAAGGTGACGCATCACAATCAAGGCAATTGGCAGTTGTTATCTCCGCTGCAGTGCAGGCTGAAATGGTCAAGCAGCAACGCCCTGGTGGCCTGCTTAGTAGCACTAGACGCTGATGGCTACCTTTACCTGGACCCCAAGCTTTGACGCCACCGAGGCAAGCAAACCCAATGTGACTGTGGCGCAATACGGCGATGGCTATCAAATGCGTGCTGTCTTTGGCCTGAATCAAAACCCCAAGGAATGGAGCCTGGTTTTTAAAGAACGGACTGACACAGAGCGCGATCAGATTCTGGGTTTCCTTGACGCACGCCAAGCTGCTGAAAGCTTTGACTGGACGCCCCCGCGTGGCACTGCAGGGAAATACGTTTGCGCAGAATGGCAGGTGACGTTAAGCGCGTTCAACTTCAACACGATCCAGGCCACCTTCCGCCAGGTATTTGAACCCTGATGGCTTACGCAGCCTGGGCCGCTTCTACTAGCTACGCCATCGGTGCAATCGTTCGCGCCACCACGGTGCAGGATTTTGGGCTTGTGTTCAAATGCACCAAGGCGGGCACTTCTGGTGCCAATGCACCGGCATGGCCAACGCTGATTGATGGCACTACGGTTGATGGTGGGGTGACATGGACGGCTATCAGCGCGGTTTATGAAGACCTCAGCGTGTTGGCGCCTAATGCCATCGTCGAATTATTCCAGCTGCACCTTGACGCGACACTGCATGGCAGCGCAGATATTTACTATTTTCACAATGGGGTGAATGCTGATGTGACCGGCAACGTGGTCTGGAATGGCCAATCGTATGTGCGCCTCCCATTAGAGGCCACTGGTTTTGATTACAGCAGCTCTGGCAGCTTGCCTAGGCCCAAATTGGCTGTGAGCAATATCGGCAGCAACATCACCGCCATCCTGCTGTCGGTCAATCTGGTTACTGCAGGCAATGACCTCGGTGGGGCCAAGGTGGTTCGCATCCGCACGTTGAAGAAATACCTGGACGGCCAACCCGGTGCTGACCCTCATGCCCAGTTCCCTTCTGAGATTTGGTATGTGGACCGGAAGTCAAATGAAAACCGTGCCGTTGTCGAGTTTGAGCTGGCCAGCAAATTTGACCTTGTTGGCGTGATGATTCCCCGGCGACAGATCATTGCCAACGTATGCCAGTGGGTTTACCGGGGCGGTGAGTGTGGTTACACGGGCAGCAATTATTGGAATGCACAGGATCAAGTGGTAGGCACAATGGCGCAAGATGTCTGTGGCAAACGTATTGCATCATGCAAATTGCGGTTTGGGGAGACTGCTGAATTGCCCTTCGGCTCGTTCCCAGGGGCAGGGTTATCCAAGTGAAACTAAATAAGGCGCTAGAAGCTGAGATCCTGGCCCATGCGCAGCAGCAAGACCCACGGGAGTGCTGTGGGCTTATCGCAATTGTGAAAGGGCGCAAGCGGTATTTCCCCTGCACCAACCTGGCCGATACGCCAGACGAACATTTTGTGCTCAGTGGCGAGGATTACGCAGCAGTTGAGGATCAAGGCGAGATCCTGGCCATTGTTCACAGCCACCCCTCCACCAATCCAAACCCCAGCCAGGCAGATCGCGTGGCCTGTCAAAAATCTGGTTTGCCCTGGTTCATCATCAATCCAAAGACTGGTGGATCCAGCTTGACACTGCCCGAGACATACGAGTTGCCCTATGTGGGCCGGGAGTTTGTGTTTGGCGTAGTCGATTGCTACACGCTTTGCCAAAATTGGTACGAAAAAGAGTTTGGTCTAAATCTGAGCGATTACCCGCGCCGGGACAAGTTTTGGGAACGTGGCGAGAACCTCTACCTAGACAACTTCCACCGCGAAGGGTTCCATAAAGTTCCTTTTGATGAATTGCAATACGGTGACGCCCTACTGATGCAGCTCGGCTCCAACTTGCCAAATCACGCGGCCATTTACCTTGGTGACCAACAGATCTTGCACCACGTTCAAGGGCGGCTGAGCAGCCGTGATGTACTGGGTGGCTACTATAAGAGCACTGCCATGGTCCTACGGCATGAAAGTCGTTAAGGTCTACGGCGCTTTGCGGAAATATTTAGGGCAATGCCGCTTTCAGTTTGAAGCGGACACCCCAGCGCAGGCAATCAAAGCATTGTGCATCAATTTTCCTGGCCTAGATAAGTGGTTGCTTGACAGCGAAAAAGACGGCATTTCCTATCGGGTCAGCATTGGCAAGGAAAAGATTGCGGCAGATGACATAACCCCATTGGGGCTGCCGTGGAGTGAGCGCCAGGTTTTTAGCATCACGCCTGTAATTGCAGGCGCTGGTGGCGTTGCTGGAAAAATTGGGATCGGAATTGGCCTTATTGCAATTTCTTTTTTGTTGCCGGGGGCAGGCATGTTTGGTGCTACAAGCCTTTTTGGTGCGACTGCAGCCACTGCTGGAGCTGCTGGGTTTGCAACTGCATTGGGCACAGCGTTTAGCGCAATGGGTGCTTCATTGATTTTGGGAGGCATCGCACAGGCAATCTCTCCGTCCGCTAGCTATTCAAGTGCCGAGCGTGGCAAGGATGCAGCACGATTTGAATCTTTTACCTTTTCGGGAATTACCAACACGGTGCAGCAAGGAATGCCAGTGCAAATTGTTTATGGTCGCGCTTACATCGGTTCGGCTGTAATCAGCAGCGGCCTTGACGTGGATCAATTGGTATGAGCACCTATCGATCAATTCAAGGTTCTGGCGGCGGTGGCGGCGGTGGCGGCGGGAAAGGAGGCGGCGGTGGTGGTGGTCAGTCTTACACCCCAACAGAAGCGGATGATTCCCTGCAGTCGGTTCAATACGGCAGCGTTCTAGATCTCCTCAGCGAAGGCGAAATTGAAGGTATCGAAGGTGGGCTCAAAGGCATCTACCTTGACGGCACCCCAATCCAAAGCAGCACTGGCGCTGATAACTTCACCGGCTATACAGTCGTCACCAGAACCGGGACACAGGCGCAGGCTTACATCCCAAACACCAATGGCACCGAATCTGAAAAGGCTGTCAACGTAGAAGCCACGGCAGTTGCCTCAGTAACTCGCACAATCAGCGACGTTGATGTTGACAGGGTAAGGGTTACTGTGCAAATGCCTGCCTGTCAAATCATTCAAGACAATGGCGACATCATTGGCAATAGCGTCAATATTCAAATTCAGGTGCAACACAACGGTGGGGGGTTTGTAACGGCTGTTGCAGATACCATCAGCGGGAAAACTACTAACAGCTATCAGCGCGACTACATGCTGACACTGAATGGCGCCTTTCCTGTTGACATTCGTTTGGTACGCACTTCCCCTGATTCGAGTAGCGCTCGCAATCAAAACCGCACCTACTTCTACAGCTACACAGAGATTATTGACGAAAAGCTAAGATACCCAAATAGCGCCTTGGCATTTCTACGGTTTGATAGCCGCCAGTTCAATAGCATTCCATCTCGCAAGTATTTGGTGCGTGGCATCAAGATTCAGTTGCCGAGCAATGCCACAGTTGATACCACCAACTACCTGGGCCGCGTCACCTATTCCGGTGTTTGGGATGGAACGTTTGGCGCTGCTACATGGTGTGCAGATCCTGCGTGGTGTTTATACGACCTTTTGACAAACACACGATACGGGGCATCCATCCCGGCCACCAGCCTAGATCGCTACGACTTTTACTCGATCAGTCAATACTGCAATGGTCTAGTCAGTGATGGAAAAGGCGGCCACGAACCACGTTTTCTTTGCAACCTGCTGCTCAATAGCCGCGACGAGGTCTACAACGTTATTCAAGAGTTCACGGCACTATTTCGAGGCATTGCTTACTACGGGGCTGGGACATTAGTTGTCAACCAGGACAGGCCATCTGATCCGCAGTATGTGATCACTGCTGCCAACGTAATTGACGGCATCTTTAACTATTCAGGCACATCACAAAAGGCACGCGCCAGCACCGCAACTATTGGATATCAGACCTACGAAGGTTTAGGCGAGGTGGAGTTTGAGTACGTTGAGGACGCTGCGGCAATCGCCAAGTACGGGATCATCAACCGCGATGTCAAGCTGCTGGGTTGCTACAGCCAAGGCCAAGCTCACCGCGCCGGCAAATGGACACTGCTAAGCGAGCAGAACCTCACTGAGACAGTCACCTTTGCTGTGACCCTAGAAAGCGGGATCGTCATGCGGCCTGGCATGGTGATCAGTGTTGCCGATCCGATGAAGGCAGGATCTCGTCGTGGTGGCCGCATCAGCAGCGCAACAACCAGCACGATCACAATCGACAGCACAACCGGCCTTGATGTAGTGGTTGCTAACAACGCCATCATTAGCGTGATGATGCCAACCGGGTTAGTTGAGACCCGGCCAATTAACAGCATTGTTGGAACGACTATTACCGTTGGGAATGCTTTCAGCGAAGCACCTAACCCTCAGGCTGTCTGGTTAATTGAAACCACAGACGTTGAGCTTCAAACATTCCGTGTCATTACCGTTACTGAATCAGAGCCTGGCATCTATGGCGTCACCGCGCTGGCCTACAACTCAACCATTTATGACGCAATCGAAAGCGACCTTAAAGTTGTTCCCCGTGACATCACAAACCTTGCTGCAATACCAGATCCAGTCACTGACCTAACTGGAACAGAGCACCTCTACCAAGATGGCAATAGTGTCTTGACGGCGTTTGACTTGAGCTGGATTGCTCCCAAAAATGTCAGCAGCTTTCGTGTGCAATACAGGTTAAACAACAACAACTGGCAAACAATAAATACCACATCACTTTCCACACGCATCAACAGCCTGATTGCTGGCACCCTACAAGTCCAAATTCAATCCATCAACAACCTTGGCAAAGCCAGCCAGATCACTGCAGCCTCGTTCCCCATTGCAGGCAAGACGGCATTACCAGGGGATGTCCAGAACCTGACCATCGAGCCCATCAACGCCAACAGCGCCCGGCTGCGCTGGAGCCAAACCGTTGACCTCGACGTTGCAGTTGGTGGCACTGTTCACATTCGCCATAGCAGCAGATCCGATGGCACAGCCAACTGGAGCGATTCTGTCGATCTCATCCCCGCAAAAGCTGGCGCGGCAACCGAAGCCATTATCCCCTTGGTGGAAGGCGAGATCTTTGTCAAATTTGAGGACGACGGCGGCAGGCAATCAGCCAACGAAACCAGCGTCATTGTCGATTTCCCTGATGCCCTTGGATACTTCTCAGCTTTGGTCAGGCGCGAGGATCAAGACACGCCACCATTCCAAGGCACCAAAACCAATGTGTTCTACAGCTCGGAATTTGACGCGCTGTGCCTAGACGGTGATGGCACCCTTGACACTGTGGCCAATGTGGACCTCCTGCCAATCTTTGATTGGATCGGGGATGTCATCTCAAGCGGAACCTACCAGTTCAAAAATATTTTGGATTTTGGCAACGCCTTTGCCGTTGATCTAAAGCGCTACTTCGTCACCCGTGGGTTTTATCCCAGCAGTCTGATTGACGCAAGGTTGGAGCTGATCAACACCTGGAGCGATTTCGATGGCGGCGTCATTGATCAGGTAAACGCCAAGCTTTACTTGCGAGCAACCAACGATGACCCGGTTGAAACGCCTGTGTGGTCGGATTGGCAAGAGTTTGTCAATGGCACCTTCAATGGCCGGGCATTTGAGTTCAAGGCAGAACTCACCTCAAGCAATGCGTCACAAAACATCTTGATCGACGGGCTAGGGTTTGAGGCCACCCTCCAGCAACGGCAGGACCAATCAGGCACCACCATTGCCAGCGGGGCAGCCTCCAAGGTCGTGACGTTTGAAAAGCGCTTCTATACAGCCGGCGGCACAGTGCTACCCAGCGTTGGGGTTACGGCGCAAAACATGGGAACCGGCGACTATTACACGATTGATTCGGTAACCGGCAATACGTTCACAATCACCTTCCGCAACTCGGCTGGAACAGCGGTCAACCGCAACTTCACCTACACCGCAACTGGCTATGGAAGGTCTTTGTAGACTTATAGGGAAATGATTGGGTTGATCAGTGCCCCCAGTTCACGACTATGTGATCTCGAATGGAACCGGACAAGCTGTAAGAAGCGATCTTAATGATGCGCTTGCGGCCATTGTCAGCAATAACAGCAGCAGCACAGCACCTGCTACGACCTACGCCTATCAGTTCTGGTGCGACACAACCACCGGCCTGTGGAAACAACGCAATGCCGCTAACTCGGCGTGGGTAACAATTGGCACGCTGGGTAGCACAAACCTTGGCCTTGCATCACTGGCAGGCGCCACGTTCACTGGTGATGTGGTTCTAGGCACGACCACTGCCCTTGAGTTACCAGACGGGACCACAGCACAACGACCTGGCTCTCCCGTTTCTGGGATGATCAGGTACAACACCACGCTTGGCACGTTTGAAGGTTATAAAGCTGGCGCATGGGGCGCTATTGGCGGTGGTGCAACGGGTGGCGTCGGTTCAACTGATGATGTGTTCTACGAGAATGGGCAGACTGTCACTGCTAATTACACCCTGACCACCAACAAAAACGCAGTGACAGCTGGCCCAGTTACGGTAAACTCAGGCGTAACCGTCACGATTCCCAGTGGCTCTAGCTGGGTGGTGGTGTAAGTCATGCCAATTTCAATCGCTGGCTCTGGAACCATCACCGGCATCTCGGCTGGTGGGTTGCCTGACGACTGCATCACCACGGCGGAGATTGCCGCCAATGCCGTCACCACAGCAAAGCTTGGCTCCGCTGAACAATCGGGCCTCTGCAAAGCCTGGGTGAACTGGAATGGAACTGGAACAGTGGCAATCCGCGCTAGCTACAACGTGAGCAGCATTACGGATAGCGGGGTGGGGACTTATACGGTGAATTTTACGACGGCATTTTCAAATGCTAATTATTCGTGCGTGGCCCAAGGCGACTCAAGTACCGCTTCTGCGTCACACATGATTGTGTTGGTTTATAATTATACCACTTCAAATGTTTTAATAGATTTTACAACCCCACCCGGAGCCAGAGCGGATGGAACCACACTTTCCGTAGCTGTCTTCCGCTGAGGTAACCCCATGAAAATCATCTACCAAAACCAAGAAGGCGGCGTATCCGTCATCATCCCCACAGGTGAGCTTCCTGTTGAGGAAGTGGCCGCCAAAGACGTTCCCGAAGGTGTCGCCTACGAAATCGTGGAAGACGATGCCATCCCTGCTGATCGGTTCTTCCGCAACGCCTGGGTCATGGGTGACTGCTGCATTGACGTTGACCTGGACCAGTGTCGCGTCATTGGCCACCAGATGCGTCGGGCACAACGCAACGCTGAGTTTGCCCCGTTTGACGAGATCATCGCCAAGCAAATCCCAGGTGCCGACGCGCTTGCAGCCGAAGAGGCCCGTCAAGCGATCCGCGAAAAATACGCCTTGATTCAGGACGCCATCGACATCGCTGAGGATCCTGACACCATCAAACTTGTCCTGGAGGCAAACCAATCATGACCTTACGTCTTAATGGCAGCACCTCGGGTTACACCGAGATCGACGCCCCAGCGGTGGCGGGTTCAAATACGCTGGTGTTGCCGACTGGTGCGGGTAGCGCATATCAAGTGGTGCGTAACGGTGCCACCGCAGGGTCGCTGGAGTTCACCGACAAGATCGTCAGCGGCACAGCCGTCGCCAGCACCAGCGGCACCAGTATTGACTTCACCGGCATTCCGAGCTGGGTGAAGCGGGTGACAGTGATGTTTAACGGAGTTAGCACGAGTGGGGCTTCGCCTTTAATAATTCGATTGGGCACTTCTGGCGGTGTTGTTTC